GATCGACTCCGACGATGGTATGCAGTCGCAGACCTGGGAGCCGTTCGCGTCGATGATTTCCGCTGAGATTGTTCCGTTGTCCGGCCGCGAGTTGATCGCCGCGCAGGCGGTGCAGTCTCGGGTGACAACGCGGATTCGGATCAGGTATCGGCCAGGGGTCACTGCTGCGATGCGGATCGTGCATCGGCAGGCGCTTTACAACATCGCGGCCGTCGTGCCGGACCCGGTGAGCGGGACGGACTACACGACTCTGATGTGTGAAATCGGCCTGAACGAAGGTTGAAGTTCCTCTGCATGGCGAGCGGGCCTAGCCTGACGCCCGAAGATGTGTGGGCCGTCAAGCTGTGGCACGAATCAGGACTGGGCAAGGTAGTCGTCGCGAACACCACTTTCCGCGCCGCACCGTGGGCCGATGCCCTGTTCGCGATGGACATCAAATGGTGGGGCATCTACGGCGCGGAAGTCGCCGAGACTTTCAAGGGTCAGCCGTACACAACCTGTACGCTACCGATTGACCAGCGCCGCAACGTGAAGAAGCTGCGGCAGTTTCAGGAGCACCGCAACAGCGGAGCAGGGGCTATCTCACTGGCGGAGCACTTAGGCGCGACGCAGATTGCGATGCTCGGCTATGACTGCCAGCATGACGGCAAGTTGACGCACTGGCACGGCTCGCACCCGAAAGGGCTCGGCGATGCGGTTTCGGTAGCGCGGTGGCCGGCGAAGTTCGCCGAGCTGGCGCGAAGGATTCGGATTCCAGTCGTCAATTGCAGTCGGGTTACTGCGCTGACGTGCTTCCCTAGGGGTTCGCTTGAAGACTTTCTTCATTCTTGACGAACGCAATGTCTGGTTCGAGGCCGCCATGAAGGCGGCTCGCGAACATGGATATGTCGCGAAGCGGATCTTCTCGGGAGACATTAACACCAAAGAGATGAATCCGGGTGATATCGGATTCATCCGGCCACATGCGGACTGGCGCCGACTGCCCCAGAACCAACGCGACGATCTGAGGATGCGCGAACACCTGCTTATGGTGCAGGACCGAGCGCAGGTTGAGGTCTACGAAAGCAAGCGCGAACAGTGGCTGCGGTGGGGGCCGTGGATGCCGAAGACGTTCGCGGGCAGCTTGGAAGACGCCGCTCATAACTGGGTTGAGTTCCACGCGCAATACCCGATCGTCAGCAAGAGCGATGTTGGCGCCAGCAGCGTGAACGTGCGAATCCTGCAGAACGAGAAGCAGGCCCACGATCACATCCGCCAGTTGTGGGGCAAGGGAGTTCGCCAGCAGCACGGCGCCAGTTGCCCGGACACGATGCAGCAGGGATACGCGATCCTGCAGGAGTTCATCCCGCACAAGATCACCTATCGGGTGAATGCTATCGGCGATGCGCGGGCGATATTCTTTCGCTATTGCTACCCTAACAAGCCTGTGGCGCAGACCGGGAATGTCGAACCGGCGATCCAGTTGGACGACAAGTTGGAAAGTCTTCTGGAATACGCTGATACGGTGTTCGCGGACATCGGAAGCAAGTGGTGTGCGCTAGACATTCTGGAATCTCGCGACGGATGGAAGTTGCTGGAGACCAGTTGCGCTTTCCCGTGGCCTTCACCTGGGAGATGTAACGAAGGCACTATTTTCCGCAGCCAGAGCAGACAATGGATCGAGCTTTTCGATGCAATGTTTGACGAGTTAGAGCGCGGAGCATGGAATGCCTGAGTTTGTTGACATTACGGGTCACAAGTACGGAAGGCTGTATGCGCAAAGGCACGTAGGGCGCGTCGCGCACGGCAAGCATGCTTGGCTTTGTCTGTGCGACTGTGGAAACAAGGTTGAGGTTACGAGCAATGCGCTTCGCCGTGGAACCACCAAGTCTTGTGGATGCCTGATGCGCGAAACGAGTGCCGAGAACATGCGAAAAGTCGGTGCCACTACTGGCGCCATGAACGGCAGACTTAGCGCTAAGCACGGACACACAAGGTATCAAGGTGCGGGAAGGAGCCCGACGTATAAATCATGGCAGGCGATGAAAGATAGATGCGACTGCCCTTCAAATGCCGGCTTTTCATCCCATGGTGCTAAAGGCGTTGCGGTGTGCGAACGCTGGCGCGACTTCCGCAACTTTCTAGCTGACATGGGCGAACGCCCTGAAGGTACTTCACTGGACAGAATCAACCCATTCGGAAATTACGAGCCTGAGAATTGCAGATGGGCAACGCCAGAAGTACAGCATCAGAATACTCGCCGCAACTGGCTCAAAGGCGAACAACTGGAGCGCGGCGCATGGTCCGTATGGCACTGAGGTCGTTGAAGTGCCAGGCTTTCGTCGTCTACGTCGCAACCAACATGGCCGTCTGCGCGATCCTCTTTGCTCCGTGGGCGCTTCCGCGGGAAACAGTCAGCGGTCTTCTCGGACGGTGGAAACGACACGGCGGGCCGGTGAAGAGGCGCTTTGCGCGGGCTGCTGCAGCGGTTGTCGATCGGATCTACTTCTGGGAGCCGAATCACTGCGTTGAGGTCTACAAGTGCGAGGCCGAGGCCCGGCGTGTTCTGTACCCAGAACATCCTGGGGCTGTTCCCTGATGGAATTCGTAAACCTGATGATGTGGGTATTGCCGATCTTGGTGTTGCTCATCATCCTTTCGCGTAATGGGCCTGGCGATTGACTCCGACGTTCGTGTGCTTCAAGTGGAAGCCAGTTGCCGGCTATCGATCTTCGTATGGGCCGCTACAGGTTCACACGCTGCGCAACATGGTTGCCCGCAACTACGATGCACCGCACCGCTTCATCTGTGTCACTGACGATCCGACAGGGCTAGAGTGCGAGACGGTGCCACTGTGGAACGACTACGCAGGCATTCCGAACCCGAGTTTCAGGGGCGGCCCGAGCTGCTATCGGCGCCTGAAATTGTTTCACCGGGACATTGGCGCGGACATTGGCGAACGAATTGTCCACATGGATCTGGACATTGTGATTACCGGCGACCTGAAGCCGCTGGTCGACCGGCAGGAGCCGTTCGTCGGCTGGCGGAACACGAATCCGCTCTGGCCATGGAACGGATCTTTCTTCATGTTGACGGCTGGCGCGCACCCGGAAGTCTGGGAATCGTTCGATCCGGCAACCTCGCCGCGGAAGTCGCATGCGGCCGGCTGCAAGGGCAGCGACCAGGGCTGGATGAGCTACGTGCTGCCGCGGAACTTGCCTGCGTGGACTGAGCGGGATGGGGTGTGGAGCTATCAGGATCAGATCGCGCATCGCGGGCGCAGACCTTGGCCGTACAAGCTGCCGCGGGACGCAAAGGTGGTCATCTTCCACGGCACAGTCGATCCGTGGTCACCGGAAGCGAAACGGGCTGCCCCGTGGGTTCGTGAACACTATCGATGAGACACTTACCCCTAGGTCGGATGGTGGTTGCCGCCGGCCTTTCAGCCCGCGTGCTTGCGCCGCGGGCTTTCTTTTGGTGATTCGCAATGGCTGACGGCGTTAAATTCTCGATTCGCGGCATGGATCGCACATCAATGAGGTTCATTGCGCTGACGGATCACTTCCGTAAGAAGGTCGCGCAGTCAGCACTCGGGTCTGCGGTGCGGGTGATCACGAACGATGCCAAGCGGCGCGCTCTGACGATCGATGACCCCGAGACTGGTCGAGTCATCGCAGACAACATCGTCCAGCGTGTCCGCAGTCGCTACTACCGCAAGACCGGCGACATCATGATCAGCGTCGGCGTGAACACCGCGCACGGCCGCATTCCGTCCGGCAACCCTGACACCGGCAAGGGCGGTAGCACGCCGCACTGGCACTTGGTCGAGGAAGGCACCGAGAAGATGGCGGCACGTCCATACTTACGCCCGGCGATGAACGAGAATATCGAGAAGGTGCTGGATACCTTCGCCCGCAAGCTCGAACAGAAGATCGGGCAGGTGGAAGGACTCTGACGTGGCATTCCCTCCGGTCTATGACACTGCCAATGTCTCGGCCGTGCAGGCCGTGCTCGGCACGGACATCCGGTTCTACCCGTTCGGCCGCGCTCCGCAGGGCGTGACGTATCCGTATGCGGTCTATCAGACCATCTCCGGCACGCCGCAGAACGTCATGGATCAGGCGCCGGACATGGACTACTTCGGCGTGCAGGTCGATGTCTATGCGACGCCGACGCAGGGCCAGCGGGTTGCTCGCGGAGTGCTGGAAGCCCTGCGCGATGCGATCGAGCCTTACGCGCATATCACGTC